AAATTAACATATACGTCTGTAAATCTTTGATTTGTTGCATTTATTGCTCTAGAGTTTGTAAAGTATAGGTTTAAACTACCTTCAGCTACCGCATCAGTTGTTCCAGAGAATGTTGATCCACCAGATCCATCTGCACCTGCAGCTCCTGTATCACCCCGTGGAATTGTAAAGTTAAATATTGCTGCTTGGGATGTTCCAGAGTTTGTTATTGCTACAGATGACCCTGCTGCACCTGTAGTGACAGAACCAATTGTTATTGTTGCTGCTGCGCCAGCTGCGCCAGTTGCACCTGCTGCACCTGTATCACCCTTTACACCTTGTAGGCCTTGGGGACCTGTTGAACCTGCTGCACCTGCAGCTCCAGTTGATCCAGTATCACCTTTAGGTCCTTGCAAACCAGTTAAGCCAGTTGGTCCTGCTGGGCCTTCTAATCCTTGAGGTCCTGCTGGGCCAGTTGCGCCAGTTGCGCCAGTTGCGCCCGCTGGGCCCGCTGGGCCAGTTGCGCCTGCGCCTGCAGTAATTCCAGAAACTGCTGCATTGATTGCAGTATTTCTATTTGTAATTTCAGTTGATATGGCAGTATTTATTGCGCTATTTCTATTAGAAACCTCTGTCGCAATTTTAGTATCTGTGTAGGCATTTGCTGTGGTGACTGCTGATGCTGTGGCAATTACATCTTTTGTATCTGCTGCAGATGCTGCAGCTGTAATAGCTTCAGATTTTGCTGTTGCTGCTTTATTTGTTGCATCATTTGATGCTGTATTAATTACTTCTGATTTAGCTGTTGCAATTGCTGTATTTCTGTTTGATACTTCTGATGCAATTGCGCTAGTTATGGAAGCAGAAACTGCGTCTATTGCTCTTTGATTTGTAAAATATTTATTTGTAGATCCTTCTGCTATAGAGTTAGAAGTTAGTTGAGCAATTGCAGCATTTAAATCAACTCCAGCCGAAATAGAGTCTGGTAATTGTGAGGTTGGAATTTTTCCAGCAGAGTTAAGTGTTGCAACTCCGTTTGCTTCTCCAACTTTTAATGCGTATGAAGTTGTGGCATTCCACCTTGAGCCGTTACCAACTTTAAATTTAAGTGTATCTGTTTCAATACCAAGTTCACCTGGTAGTAGTATCGGGTTATTTGAAACCCAATTTGCTGCTGTGTCTCTTCTGAGCTGTATTCTTAATGCTGCCATTTTTTATGAACCTCCCGAATTAACAATGATTCCATTGTTGTCTGCGGAATTTCCTCCTTGTAAGATTTCGCCTTGTAGGGACATCAGGCTTCCTTCTGGATCGCTACTAGAGCTTCCTCCACCATCAACAATTATACCATCGTTATCTGTAGAGGTTCCGCCTTCTAGCGTTTCTTCTTCTGCAACCCAAACATTTCCTTGTGGGTCTCCACCATCTATAAGTGTTTGGTTTTCAAATACTCCTGCATCATTTATTGATGAAGGATTTTGTCCATCATATCCAATTACAAGTGGCAATACTAGATCGGGAGAATCTTCTGTATTTGTTTCCTTAAATGTAATTTTATTTTGAACATCAATTGTATGAACATCTCCATCAAATGAATGTGTATGCATATAAAATGGTGTTGGATCTGTGCTCGGCGGGGTAAGCTCTACCCAGTCCATTCCATTAAATATTCTTAAATTCTTACTAACTACATTGAAGTAAATATCTCCAACAGTGGCTATGTCGGGATTCTCCATAGAAGTAAGAAGATTAAGTGCAACCTTCATTTGTCTGGACATTTTATTATCCTACAACTACTACTTTATATTCTCCAGCTGACGGTGCTATTGCAAAATCTACTGTTACTGTATTTGAACTAGTTCTTTTTACATCAGCTTCAACCTGTGCAAATGGTGACGCTGCTTCAAATATTTGAACAGTGACATCTGTTGTGCCTAGGTTGTGAGTTATTGTATAAGAAGTAGCAGATGCACCAAGTGTCTCTGCATACTTTCTAGCTATTACGTGATAGTCAGTTCCATTATTGGTAAGTGTCCATTTATCTGAAGTTTCATTCCATAGAATTTCAACATCAGTTTCTAAACCACGTTCTACCGTAATACCAGCGTCTGTTGTTGGAGTTCCAGCAAAATTGCTATTAAGCTTTACTTTATTATCTTCAATATTAATCTGTGTTGTATTTACAGAGTTAACAGTTCCAATAACATTTAAGTTTCCACCAACTTGCAAGTTTCCAGTAATTTCTACGTTGTCTGGAAGACCTACCGTTACAGCTGCGTTATGTCCGCTATTTGGAGAAACAGTAATTTCATTTGCTGTTCCAACAATAGTTGCTACATAATCTCCTGTTGTTTGTGAATCTAAATTAATATCTTTTACAGATACTACGCCTGCATTTACATTAAAGTCTGCTGCGTCAAAAGAAGCAACACCTTTATTTGTTGTAGATGCATCTTCACCAGAAATTGTAATTGCGTTATTTGTTACTGCAACATCAATTCCTTCTCCACCATTTACAGTTAATCCTTCTGTTAGAAGTGATATTGCTGTTGTTCCAGTGTCTCCAGTTATTGAAAGTTCGGTTGCAACATCAACTTGACCAGCTGCTGTTAATCTACCTTGCTGATCTACTGTGAATGTAGGTATTTTTGTTTGTGATCCATATGAACCAGTTGTTACTGCTGTATTATCTAAATCTATTGTTGTGATTCCTGTAGAATCGACATATGTTCTTGTTAAACCAACTCCACCTTCGACTGAAGTACCAATTACATCTTGAATTACTTCTTGCGAACCGCTCATTGACTGCCATGGACCGTTTGGTGATGCTAGTCCATTGTAGTAGTACATAACATTGTCGCCACTGTTATAGTAAATTTGACCGATGACTGGGTTTGATGGAGCTGAACCCAGATTTTGAATTCTAGCATTTAAGAGCTCATTTTTATTGAGGTCAATGCTAACTAAAAACTTTTTTGCCATTTTCTTTCTCCCTTATGACAGATATGCTGTCCCTGAAAACGGTTGTGCCATAGTCAGTGTTAATATGTTTATACTATTATAGTCTATCCCAGTTTCTAATATATCCCCAGCACTTGACTTAACAGTCACATTGGGGTGGAACCCAAGGTTATGTGTTATTGGCAACGAGTAAATTCCATTTACTGGTCCAACTATCTGTGCTAGTTCCCAAGAATGAGTCAGAGATATCTGCTTATCTAGAATGAAACTGTGTGCTATATTCCACGTATTTGTCTGTGTGTCTTTTGGACCCCAGAATCTTGTTGTATTTGTATCAAAATAAAAATCTCCAGGAACTCCAAGAGCATTGTTTGGATTTCCTTCTCCACTTATAATTGTGCGCCCTGGCGCACCAGTAGACCTTACGACTACTAGCGGGTTATTTTCGGTTACTATTAAACGTGTTGCCATTATACCGTTACCGACCTGTTTAGGGTCATGTACCCTTCTAATAATCTTGTCTTGTTAACACTTGGATCAACTATAACTAGGTCGTATGCAGATTTTGGATAAAACATTTTATTTGTTCTGTCGGCAGAAATAGAAATTCTTAATTTTCCTTCTGTCGGACTAATGTTTATTCCATCTTGCTCTGTTAATGTAAATGCTAGTTTTTTGCCACCCTGGGTATCTCTAACTTGGAGTTTTGCGGTGTGAAAGTTTAATTGAATTGGGGTTTGGTCTTCATCCAAATACTGGACTTCAAATGTGAAAGTCGTATTTTGGTCTACTTCGAAATTTTTTTGCGCTGCCACATTTACCCCTAAATTAGAAAAGCCCTTATGCCAATTTTAGCATAAGGGACTTCCTAATTGACTATAACTTAAGCTTTGTTTGTAAACCCAAAATTCTTATCATTTGGATTTAATGCCTTTAAAATTACGGGTGCTACTGCTGCGACTCCGCCGAGTAATAAATCTCTAGGATTTGTATTACCTGTCATGTATAAGGCTAGTGCTGCTGAAAGAAATGCTCTTCCGTAGCTTGCTAGTGCTGCTAGGATCTGTTCTTGCATAGTTACCTTTCCATCTTTATTTAAATCTGCTTTTGCAAATTTAGCCATTTTATTATCTCCTTGTGGGCAATTTGCCCTTGGAATTTTCGGCTTTAGCCGAATACTATAATTCTACCACTAAGCAGAAATATCTACAAGCTCACAATTTCCATCGGAGCTGCAAGCAAGGGTGGCAGAGGGTGATGTTCCGTCTTCTGTCTCATAGAAAGACAAATCTTCCCAACGAATATTCTTGGGCATTTTTTGAACAAGCGATTCATACTCTTCTTTAGATATCTCTTGATATGGTGCTTGCTTATATGTATGTTCTGAGTGGGGTAGAAAAGAAATTCCAGAAACTTCATCAAAATTTTTATAAACCCAAGCTCCAACTTCCATCCATTCGTCTTCTTTTACGGAAACGGTAATTGATGGCTTGTGTTCACACCAAGCACGTTGGTATACTAGCCAAATATTTAAATGGTCAATCGCTGTAAGATCATTTCTTACAATTGCTCCTTCTGGTGCTTTTACTGGAAATGAAAATACGTATGTGTCATTTGGCTTCATTACATCATCTTCTACTGGGATTCCAACTTCCTTTAAAAAAGTTGAAATAGGATCTCCTTTTGACCCACGAACTGTACGAATGTAATATGGGGAATGCCATGGATGCATTCCAGAAGACACCCCAACCAATTGAGAAACTGTTCCAGAAGGCTTTACGCATGTGATGGCTGCAGACTCTGGAATACCTATTTTGTTAGACTCTTCTTTGTTTACTTCTCTTGCCTTTTCACGCAAAGTCATAAGAAATGCCTCAAGTGAAATTAAATCTTCTTTGCCAGACATAAACTTATGGCCAAACTGTCCAGTAAGAGAAACGCCCAAAAGTCTTTCTTCTTCTGTGTTATCTTTCCAAATTTTTCGTAGATACTTAAAATCAGTTAGTGTCGACTGCCAAGTACCAAGAATTGTTGCAAGCTCGACTTTACGCTGAATATCTTTCTTTGTATCATTTTCACGTAATACGACTTCTGAAAGATTACAAAACTGATAAGGACGTAGTATAATCTCTGAACACGGGTTAGTTCCGTAGTGTATATCTGGATCTCTTCTTCCAAACTTGGCTGCTTGGGCTTGAGCTGCGGCCACATTGTATATACCTCGTTCTCCAGATTTTGAGTCATACAAAGATTTCCATTCTGCAATAAACTGCTCCATCTCTGGCTTGCGTGAATATGCAACAGAGTTATTTGAAAGTGCACGTTGTGGGCTTTGCTCCCACCAATTTCCTGACTTAGCTTGTGCCATCTCTATGTCATTAATATTTGAAAGAGAGATCATTGCTGACCTGCGAACTCCTCC